AATTTGATTGTTAGTTAAGCCTAAAGAAACCCCGTTCCTAGCTTCGTTAACGATCCTCTGGCTATCAGCAACCGCTAACCTAGTCCACCATTGCCCTAGGGTCATACCCTCGAACGTTGCGTATTTGACAATCGGTTTACTAGGAACCAAAGCAAACGGGTACTCGATAGGTATGCTGCCGTTGATAATGTTAGCCGCTGCGGCTTGTTCCATCTTAGCCAAGTCGTCCATTTCCCCGAAACTGAACTCCCGAGCTTCTTGGAAACCGGGTTGGCGGATCTCAGCAACCGATTTACCGAATTGCCGCCAAGCTCGGTTACTAGATGCTGAGGTTACAGAGTTTAAGCGGTCGAGCTTGTTCAGGACATAGTGTTGCAACTTATCGTTAGTTAGTGCTATTTTGTCTTGATACTGGCGTGCAAGTCCCTGAGAATACCGGACAATAGCGACTTGGTGAGCTATAAACTTATCTTGGATTTCTTCGTTTGCTGTGGGCATGAAATAATATAGTTTGAAATTTTTTTTGAGACAATGCTTGCATTACGTTGGATCTGGGGTATTGTAGTTACATGAACAAAGCAACTACAAAAGGAGAAACTGAGATGAACAACGAACTCACTACCAAATCTGGAGAGTCTTTCCCTCCGCCCTACCTGCTCATGAGCAAGAATTTCCAGAGAAAACTGGATAGAGCTTACCGAAGCGGTAAGACAATTGAAGTCTGGCGAGTGTCCGCGGGGGCGTGGAAGGAGTTCCGCAATTTTGACAAGGTAGCGGACGACGGCGACTGCCTTGGGTACTCGTACCGCGTCCAGCCAAAGCCTAGAGTAGAAATCACTGTTACCGTCAATGGCAAAGCCGTTGACCCTGTGGGCCTCTCCGACGAGAGCTGGGCCGCTATGAAACCGCGTAGTTCGTAAAAGGAGAAACTGAGATGAGCAAGAAAACAACTGACTGGGGTCACATCACTGAGTTTATCGCACGTGCCGAAGATGAATACGGTTGTGAGGTCTTTGTAGCGCTTACCGACTGTGAGTCTGTGCGTTTCGGATATGTCGGCGGTCCCGTTAAAGCATACACTAAAGAACACTCAATGTACGCGGTATTAGTTGGCGCGGTTAGCTCAGCTATGAGTTACGACGAAGTCGAAGAAGTATTTAACAGTTTGAAGGTATAAGAAGTCAGGCATGACGACAACAACCAAATTTACACCCGGCGACGGTGTAGAAGTTATGAAAGCTTACATATTGACTGCAAGCTATAACGACTACGATCAGCACGGTGAATATTTTGTGGCGTGGTTTCAAGAAATGCCGTCGGCCTCTCAAATCGTTAAGACTTTAGAGAGCTCAAAACACGGCCCAATTTGCATGGACGAAGCCCTTAGTCTAATTTATGACAATTCTCACGGATACCAGTATAAAACGTTTGAATTGCACGAGGTTACAGAGATGGAAGGATCTTAATCATGAACCACACCAGACGCAGAATGGAGGGTAACAACATGTCAAAGACCAAGCTGATACGCGGCAACTGTGCGGAAGTTATGAAAAGATTTTCTGACGAGGTCATTGATCTCACGGTAACGTCTCCGCCATATGACAACCTACGATCTTATAACGGCAACAACGATCTGTGGGGAGAGCATGTCTGGAAAGATGTAATCAAGGAGTTGTGCCGCGTGACAAAGCGAGGGGGCGTCGTGGTGTGGGTGGTACAGGATATGTGCGTAAAAGGTAGTGAATCGGGTTCCAGTTTTAAACAAGCCCTCTGGGCCCTGGATTGCGGTTTAAGGCTATACGATACAATGATTTGGCACAAACCCAGCCCTCAGTCGCCTACAGAAGGCCGGTACTACGATGTGTTTGAGTATATGTTTGTTTTCAGTAAGGGGAAGCCAAAAACACTAAACCTCCTAAAGGATCGAAAGAACGCAACCCCAGGGGCGGTTCGTAACAAAGAAACCCGAAGCAGTAAAGAAGATCGAAGGACTCTGACCGAAAAAAGAGTTACCCCAGAATACAGCCGAAGATTTAACGTGTGGAGGGTTCCCAGGGGGGCCAACAAAACCAACCACCCGGCCGTCTTCCCCGAACAATTAGCACGCGACCACATACTTTCATGGAGCAACGAAGTAGATACCGTGTTTGATCCGTTCATGGGTAGCGGCACAACAGGTAAAATAGCAAAACAGCTAAACCGTGATTTCATCGGCATTGAGCTAGACGAAAACTATTTCGAGATTGCAAAGAAACGAATCTCAGAAGCCTAACCCGGTAGCCCTAGACTCAAGGCCGCCGCGGTGCTGTCGGCGATCTTAGCCTGCCATTCTTCGAGGTCGTCGTTCGTTAGGTCGTGTTGCTTGAGCCAGGCGTGGAAGTCTTCTACTGTCATGCCGCCAGCTTGAGCAACTGTCCACATCTCCAGAACCTCTTTAGGCGTGACCGCAGAGTCCGTGAAATCGAGATTCGGGGTTACTTCTACTTCTTCAGGAGCTACACCGGCCCACATTGCTGCGATTCTAAGGAGCTTTTGCACTCCAGCGGCTGCGACCTTGGCAACAGTGGTTAAAGTCGCTGTACGTACCGTTAAACGGGTCAGAATGGCGTCTCCCGACTCTACGCCGCTTTTGTCGCGCATCTCGATCCCCATATCAGTAGCTTTTTCGACTAAATGATCCTGGGATTCACGCATTTCAGATAGTCCATCGGACTCGATACCTATAAACTTAGCATCGGCTTCCGTGTTGGTGCTGGAGATAAAAGTACTAGCGCCCACGCGGATAGAGGATTTGTCTTCCTCGGTAAACCCTTGGAGGAACAAGGTATCTTGGGCTTGAAGGAACAGGGCTTGCCGGTAGTCGGCGTCGCCACGGTACGCGGCCAACGCGAGATTAGACAAACCGAGCAGCATGGGCTTTTCGACGTTGACCCCTAGTGACGTGGCGTTGATGAAGACAAACGGGATTGTATCGAGCGTGTTACCGTTGAGCATTGGATACACAGCTTCCCCGCTCAATGGGTCCGAAGGGTCCTGAGAAACTGCGGGGTTGTCGATATCAATGTCGCGAGGGTATTTGTCGTAAACCGCGGTGTAATACCTGTCGCTGCCGTCTAGGGCTAATAGGCGGTATTCTTCTTTCCAGACCCAAGTAAGTGAGCCTTCTTCGACTACGTTCCTGGATTCGTTGAGGACAATCCACCGGGGTTCTTTGTTGTCAGAATCCCAGTTTAGAATAGTCTCAGCGTTGTATTGCACGATAGAAGGCAATGCCTGCGGCGTAGTAGCTGAGGGCGGGTCAAGCAGAAGCCCAACGCGCGAGGTAATGAGCTGCTGTTCATTAACACGGCGGTGTACGACTTTAAGCGGTTCGCTGTCCGGCCCGGCGTCTTCTTCCAAAGGTTCTAGGCGTGTGGGCAGCTCGTAAACTGTGGGCTCTTTCTCCAAGACTCCGAGCATATCGGCAACGGTAGTCGCAACGAAGTCATAGAACACGGTTCTGAGCTTATAGGAAGCGTAAGCGTCGTTCCCTTCGGTGCCGTCGGCTTTCATGCCTGCGGTTTTAGGGAGGTAGACCGTCCCGTTTTCTTTTACAACACGTTCCCCGGAGAAGGTGTCGCGCATCTGTTTCCAGTCGACCAAGTATTCGTCGTATTCCGGGTGGTTAGAGGCGGATAGATTGCCTTTCTTATCGGCTGAGGACGTGTTATTTGTGCCCATATAAACAAAGCTCCTGGGATTCGTAGAAAAGTTTTAACTAATATACTTGGTTCTGAAAAACTTTTCTATTTGAAGAAACAAAGCTGCGTAGCAAGTACCTAGAATCCCGGGTTCCGCTTTTCAGAGAACCGCGCTAGCGCTAGAAACGGAGAAAACAGGCAAAACGACAGGATAAACATGTACAGCGACAGGATCGAAAAAGCTATCCTGTCGCACTTAAGTGATTACAAGTAAACAAGTTGCAAAGCAAGCGACAGGATGTACATGGTTTTTTCAGTTTCTTGTCAAAATCCCGTTTCTACTTTGACCACTTTTCTACCTGTTTTACTTTTATTTTTTAGAATAAAAAGTATAAGTAACTAGTAATCAATAACTTATGAAACATAGAAATCACCTGTTTTTCTGTTTAAAAATTTTCGCCGTTTTTTAGCAAAAAAGTGAAAACATCCTGTCGATCCTGTCGCTTGATTTCTAAGTAGCGCCAGTGCAGTATCTTAAGAGCGACAGGATCTTGTCGTTTATCCTGTCGCTGTCAGGGATGAACCTTGTCGCGCACACGCCCCCGCCCGCTAGCGCCTGTACACGCCTACGCGTAACGCGCGCACGCGCGCGCCCGCCAACGCGCGACACGAAACTTGCCTCTTTGATGTACAAATCTGTATATTATCGTAACTCAACCCAAAACCTTTGGAGATTATCACATGGGCTCTTTTACTAAGCTCCGCCGCGGCCAGACCGGCTCAACTCGCATTAACGACACAGTCAAAGACGCTGTTGGCGCAGTTTCCGCAACAATCACCGTAGGCACCGAAGCTACTAACGTCATCAACGTAGCTGTACAGCTGCTCGACAACGACTCTGTCGCCGTAGCCGCCCGGCGCTGCGTTTACGTGTATCTGAGTGACGACGCAGACGGCGACGGCATCACCGCCAGCGCCCCGGCGACTTCCGTTGCTATTGGTACTGATGGTAACATTATCGACACACTGACAGCCAAGTCCTCGTTTATGATTACCACGAACGCCACCGGCGCTCTGGATCTTGATATCACGGACACGACTGGATCAACTTGGTATCTGATCGCTGTAGTCGGCGACGAGCTACTTGCCTCCGGCGCTATTACCTTCACCACCTAGGCAAAGCCATAGTGGCTGAAGTTACTATACTAGGTCTATACCCGGACCCTCTCGATCTGAGGGGGTCCGTTTGGACTTTAAACGACTTCTACACCCGGTACCCTGATCTTCAGCCGGACCGGGTTTATCATTTGCACTGGGGTTTTGATAAAGACAACCGGCCCGGGCGGTTCCCCGGTAACTGGAAATCCAAGTACCGGGAATACCAGGATCAAGGGGCCGAGCTCGTCACGCTTGATAAGATCGACGGCCTTGATTCCAAGTTTCTCGACACTCAGACCCTGGAAGAGCAGTTCCCTAGACGCGCGTTAGCTTGTAGCATAGCTACTATGATATGT